ATATAAATATAGCATAGACACTAACTTTGGAAAGAAGACATGGCACAACCCACTACAAGAGCAGAATTTAAAGAGTGGTGCCTTAGAAAGTTAGGTAAGCCAGTTATCGAAATTAACGTTGATCAAGATCAGGTAGAGGATCGTATTGACGAAGCGCTGTCTTACTACTGGGACTATCACTTTGATGGCACAGAGAGAACTTTCCTAAAGCATCAGATTACTGACCAAGATAAGATCAATGGCTACATCACCGTGCCTGAGAACATCATTGGCGTCATTAACATATTCTCTTTAGGCTCTAGCATTACAGCAAGTACTGGCATGTTCAATGTGCAGTACCAGTTTGTGTTGAATAACATCCATGACATGGTCAATTATAACATGACCAACTACTATATGTCAATGGCTAACTTACAGTTCATGGAACAGTTGTTAGTAGGCGCACAGCCTATTCGTTACAATCGACACATCAACAAACTACACATCGATACTGGTTGGGAAAGACTCTCGACGGGTCATTACATCGTTGCAGAAGCTTATTCAATCGTTGACCCAAATACGTATGCCGATGTCTGGAAAGACCGTTGGCTACAAAGCTATGCTTCAGCTAAGATTAAGTATCAATGGGGCACTAACTTGACTAAGTTCACGGGCATGACATTGCCTGGTAATGTTCAGTTCAACGGAGAGCAGATTTTGAATGATGCTCAAGCCGAGATTATAAAGTTAGAAGAAGAGATGATTATGTCGTATTCTCTGCCCGTTACTGACATGATAGGATAGGATAATACACTGTGGCTAAGAATTACTATTTCGAGAACTATGGGAACTCGATGGAGCAATCGCTCATTGAGGATCTCGTAATCGAATCTATCCGTATCTACGGCATAGACGTATGGTACTTGCCTAGAACATTAGTAGCTAAAGACGATCTGTTAAACGAGGATGATCTATCTTCATTCGACGATGCATACATGGTTGAGATGTACGTTAAGAGTGTTGATGGCTTTGAAGGTGAAGGCGACTTCTTGTCTAAGTTTGGTCTACAAATTCGTGACTCCGTGACCATGACAATAGCACAAAGAGTTTATGAGTTAGAGATTGGACTTAACACAGAGATCAATCGTCCTCGTGAAGGCGATCTAATCTATCTGCCATTGAACAGAAAGTTCTTTGAGATTCAACACGTAGAGCATGAAGCAATTTTTTATCAAATGGGATCGCTACAGACCTATGACCTTCGTGCAGAGCTATTTGAGTACAGCGGTGAACGATTCAATACTGGCAGCCCGTTCCTCGATGATCACTTCGAGCCTCTGAACACTTGGCAGAAATCTACCGACACAAACTTCACAGTTGAAGTTCGCAATGGCGTCTACTATCTGTTAGAGAATGGTGAGAGAGGCGATCTGTTGCCTCAGCCAACGATTCAACTCTATGCTGGTCAAAAATACGTATTCGATGTAAGTCATGTATCAAACGCTGGGTTTCCTATAAAGTTTTACACAGCGAATTCTCCTCTGACTGGTCTGCCAATTACATCTAGTCAAGCACTTGTAGTCGAATCTGGCACAGCGGGAACAGAATTTGCGACTGTTTCTATAACGCCTCCATTGACTGCGGTAGCTGACAGCATATTCTATTATATTTGTACAACTAACGTTGGCATGGGAAATACTGTTACTACGCTTAAGTCTAAGCTTTCTATTGAAACATATGATGCACTCGCAGATAACACTACGATAGAGACGTTTGGTGATAACATCATCGACTTTAGTCAAACGAATCCATTCGGTGAGGATAACTTCTAATGTACGGTCAACACTTTTACAACGAATCGACTAGAAGATATGTTGCAGTTTTTGGCACACTCTTTAATGATATTCAGATAGGTCGCAAGGATAATACTGGCGTAGAGATTCAGCGAATCACTGTGCCTATCAACTATGCGCCTATGCAGAAGCTGTTAGCTAGATTAGAGCAAGACCCTAACCTCGATGCACCAGCAATCACATTGCCTCGTATGTCTTTTGAGATTACTGGCATGACCTATAGTGCTGAGAGAAAGCTCACAAGTCTTACAAAGCAGACAAGAGGCATCGTATCAAACAACTCAAGTTTGTCTAATCTGTACTCACCTGCTCCATATGATATAGACTTTCAACTCAACATCATGACAAAGCATACAGAAGATGGCACAAAAATCATTGAGCAGATTTTGCCATACTTCAAGCCAGACGTGACAGTTAGTGTTAAGATGATCGACTCACTTGACACTTATGTAGACATTCCTGTGATCCTAAATAACGTATCGACTGAGGATACTTACGAAGGCGACTTCTTAACGAGAAGAGCTTTGATTTGGACACTTAACTTTACTATGAAGGCGTATTACTTCGGGCCAACATCAATCAAGAAAATGATTAAGTTCACTGAAGTTGACGTTAAACCTGACATTCTTCCAACCTCAGACACTATAACCCAAGTGCAAGTACAACCAGGACTTACGGTCGCAGGTGTAGGAACGACTAGTATAACTGATACTATTCCCTACTCTGATATCAATATTGATGATGACTGGAACTACGTTGTACAGATATCGGATCCATAACTATGAATGATGACATTGGTAATAGTCTAGGGCTGACGCCCTTAGACGAAGTGATTGAAGCGAAAGTTATATCTAAGAGGGTTGTGCCAGTAGTGATTGGCGCAGAGAGCAAGCTTGACAAAGATTACGAGTACGCTAGAACTAACTTCTATAACGTTATTGAATCTGGTACAGAAGCGCTAGAAGAAATGCTTCAAGTTGCGAAAGCATCAGAGCACCCACGTGCTTATGAAGTTGTAGCTACTATTATGAAAACATTAATTGATTCTAACAAAGAACTGGTGGCTATGTCAAGTAAAAAAGTGAAAGAAGATGAAATAGTTCCAGAATCGAACAAACCTGTGACAAATAACAACTTGTTTGTAGGCTCTACCGCAGAGCTACAGCAACTATTAAAAGACATGAGATCCAATGATTAACGCTACGGCAGAACGTGGATACAATGGTAACGTAAACCTAAAAAGAAAAGGCACTCCGATAGAATTCAGCAATGATATGATATCAGAGTATCTGAAGTGTGCCGGCGATCCTATCTATTTTGCTGAAAAGTACATTCAAATTGTACACGTTGACCATGGTCTTATTCCTATTAAGATGTACGACTACCAGAAAGAGATTGCTCTTGCGATCACTAACAGTAGGCGTGTAACAGTAAACACCTCGAGACAGGCTGGTAAAACTACTACTGCTGTCGCTATTATTCTTCATTACGTTCTATTCAATGATTACAAGACAGTAGCACTTCTTGCCAACAAAGGCGATGCCGCACGTGAGATTCTAGATCGTATTAAGATTGCTTACGAAGCATTGCCCAAGTGGTTGCAACAAGGTGTTATCGAATGGAACAAAGGCTCTGTTGAATTTGAGAATGGATGTAAGATTATCGCTGGCGCTACTTCATCAAGCGCAATTCGTGGTAAGTCTATCTCATTCTTGTATATTGATGAAACTGCATTCGTAGAGAACTGGGACGAGTTCTTTGCATCTGTGTTTCCTACTATCTCTTCTGGTAATACAACTAAGATTCTTTTCACATCTACTCCCAACGGTCTTAACCACTTCTATAAGACTTGCGAGGGTGCTAGAGAGAATCGTAATGGTTACATCTACATCGAAGTGCCATGGCAGAGAGTGCCTGGTCGTGACGATAAGTGGAAGAAAGAGACGCTTGAAGGCATGGACTTTGATATGCAGAAGTTCTCTCAAGAATTTGAGTGTAACTTTTTAGGCTCGTCTGGCACTTTGATCGAAGGATCAAAGCTAAAGAATCTAGTCAGTCGTAATCCAGTAGGCGAAACTCAGTTCATGAAAGTGTATGAGCAACCCGAAAAGGATCATGTGTATGCTTGTATCGTAGACGTATCTAGAGGTAAAGGTCTAGATTATTCTGCGTTTCACATCATTGATGTTACGTCAATGCCGTATAAACAAGCGTGTATTTACCGAGATAACACAATTACCCCTATCGACTACGCCGAAATCATATATAGAACTATAAAGAGATATAACGATGCGTACACTCTTGTAGAAGTAAATGATATTGGAGAACAGGTCGCTGAAGTTCTTCATTATGAGTTTGAGGTAGAAACGCTGATGTTTACAGAATCGGCAGGAAGATCTGGAAAAAGAATTTCGACTGGATTCAGCAAGAACTCTGATAAAGGAGTACGTACAACAAAATCCGTAAAGTCAGTCGGATGCAACATGTTAAAGATGTTGATAGAGCAGGATCAACTTATAATCAACGATTTCCAAACTATCAACGAACTCTCTACGTTTTCTAGGCGGGGAGTCTCCTATGAAGCAGAATCAGGGTGTCACGATGACCTAGTAATGGGTCTTGTGTTGTTTGCGTGGATGACGGATCAGCTATTTTTCCGAGAAATCACAGACATAAATACATTAGACAAGTTGAGATCCAGAAATGAAGAAGAACTAATGGAAAGCCTTCTGCCTATCGGTTTTAACAACTACGATGACCATGAGATAATTGATGATCCTATGATTGGATCGGGAAGATGGCTACAGTACTAAATTGCTGTTTTTATAAATATAAAGAATAATAGAAGTTTATAACTTACAAAATAAACAAGGAGAAATGAGATATGGCTTTTCAACTAAGTCCAGGCGTTAACATCAGTGAAATCGACCTGACAAACGTCACCCCAGCCGTCGCAACCACAGAGGGCGCTATAGCAGGTGTGTTTCGTTGGGGTCCAACGGGGCGAAGAATTCTAGTTACATCGGAGAAAGAACTGTTTGCTCGTTTCGGCAAACCAGCTACTTACTATACCGATAATACCTTGACCACAACGTGGACTAACCACGAAACTTGGTTCTCGGCAGCAAACTTCTTATCGTACAGCGATGCGTTGTTTGTAACTCGTACAGCGGATGCTACGGCAGCTGCCGCAACTAGCACCAACTTTGATGCATTGTACAAAGGCAAACTTGGCAACTCTCTGACAGTAACTCACTGCGTATCAGGTAACTTTGATGCAGTAGCGAGAACACAGACGTTGACACTTAATCCTTCGTCTACTGCTGGTGTTGCTACAGGCTTCACTACAAGCGCAGGCATCACAGCTTACGCAGGAGTTGGCGATAGAGTCACCTTAAGTAATAACACACAACTCGTTATCAGTGCTATCTCAACCGTATCTGATGCGGCTGCTGGTTCGGCAGTAACGTTTGATGGTTCTGATGCATTAGTTGCAATTCTAGCAACTGATACTATTGTTAAATCAGCACACGGACTCACAACTGGTCAAGCTGTTCAATACTCTAGAGGAGCTGGAACGGCAATCGAAGGATTAGACGAAGGCGGATTCTACTTCGTTATTAGCGTAGATGCTGGTAACTTCAAATTAGCAACGACTCTTGCAAACGCAAACGCTGGCACAGCGGTTGACTTAGTTGCAGTTGGTGCAGGTACTTCACATACAGTAACTCCTGTTACCACTTGGAAGTCTAACTTGACATTCACTAGTAAGTATACCGGTGCTTCTATCTATGCATCTACATTCTCTACTCAGTGGGGCGATGCAAACCTGTTTGATGCTGGACCTAGCACAAATGGCGTACACGTTGTTGTTCGTGACGCAGATGGAGCAATCTCAGGCGTTGTTGGTACAGTACTCGAAAGATGGGAAAACCTGTCAACTTCGCCTACTGCAACGAAATATGACGGCTCGACAAACTTCATCGTAGATGTACTTGAGCAAAACTCTTCTTGGATTGCAGTATCTAATGCTAAATCTGTGTTGATTGCTGCCACTACATTCTCATCTGGCGCAACACTCACAAGTGGTAGCGATGGACTAGATGAAGTTGGAATCACTGTTAGTGATCTGGCAGCTGGATATGACTTATATGTTGACTCTTCTGAGGTAGACATCTCGTTTGTCATTCAAGGTAAGGCTAAAGGCACGACACTTGCTAACTACATCATCGACAATATCTGCGAAGTTCGTAGAGATTGCGTTGCATTCATCTCTCCTGAGTTGTCTGACACGACTGTCGATGATATCATCAACTTCACTGGCACTCTGTCTTCAAGCACATTTGCAGTGGTTGACAGTGGTTATAAATATCAGTACGATAAGTACGCAGACGTTTATCGTTGGATCCCATTGAATGCTGACGTAGCTGGACTGTGTGCAAGAACTGATGACGTAAGAGATCCTTGGTTCTCTCCTGCTGGTTACAATAGAGGCAACATTAAGAACGTTGTTAAACTGCTTGTAAATCCATCTAAAGCTCAGAGAGATTTGCTATATAAGAATAGCATTAACCCAGTGGTTACTCAGCCAGGTCAAGGTACAGTACTGTTCGGAGATAAGACATTCACTTCTACTGTAAGTGCATTTGATCGTATCAACGTTCGTAGATTGTTTATCGTACTTGAGAAAACTATCGGCACAGCCGCTAAGTCTACTCTGTTCGAATTCAACGATGACTTTACGAGAGCCCAGTTTACAAACTTAGTTGAACCTTTCTTGCGTGACGTTCAGGGCAGACGTGGCATCTATGACTTCAAAGTTGTTTGTGACGAAACAAATAACACTGCTCAAGTCATCGATTCTAACCAGTTTGTTGGCGATATCTATATCAAGCCAGCTCGCTCTATCAACTTCATCCAGCTTAACTTCGTTGCCGTTAGATCGGGCGTAGAGTTTAGCGAGATCGTAGGTCAGTTTTGATAAATATAACCACAAGGAGATATAACTAATGGCTTTCAACATTAATGAAATTAAAAGCCAACTGACCTTTGGGGGTGCTAAAGCGTCTCTATTCCAAGTTGCGATCACGAATCCGATCAATGGAATAGCTAACCTTAAGACACCTTTCATGGTACAGGCGGCTCAAATCCCAGAATCAACTCTGGGTACTATCGAAATTCCGTACTTTGGTAGAAAAGTAAAGATTGCTGGTGACAGAACATTCGCTGAATGGACTGTTACTATCATGAACGATGAAGACTTCTTAATCCGTAACGCTATGGAACAATGGATGGCTACCATCAACTCTCATGAAGGCAACGTAAGACAACTTGGCACAGCGGCTTCGTCTGCTTACAAGACTCAAGCGCAGATCACTCAGTATTCCAAGACTGGTGTTCCTCTTAGAGTATACAATTTTAACGGTTTGTATCCTTCTAGTGTTGCCGCTATCGGCATG